CCCTCAGGCCCAACAGAGAACATCACTGTTTCTGTAGATCTGATGTTAGTGGCAAGCGTGTAGCGACCTAAACGTTTTGCCAGGTTTCTGTCTGTACAACCCAAGGCACGAATCTTTTTAAGGTTGTAGCCATATTTTTGCATCGCATCTCGGTCCTCAACTAGAACCTTGGCCTCCTTATAAAAATTAGAGCTGTCGATATAGCTGACTTGAACCGCAGTACTTCGGGCCTTGCGGGCAGTACCCTCATAGACGAAACAAGGGGTGTCTATGCCTTCACCACTAGATTCTTGAATAACGTTGGCTTCTGTGAAAAGTCTGTAGTCTTGAATTTGATTTTGTTTGACTTGGTCATCGATAACAATTGTAATTGCCCCGCCGATATAAATTAGCTGACCTTGAAATGTAGATGTAATACTACGCAGGAGTTCAATAGTATCGGCATCGCCTGAAATAGTTGCATCGAAGGTAATATTATGCTCATCACAATATTGCTGGGCTTTATAAAAAGATGCCAGATCGATATCTGTAGTCGAAACAGATCCGTTCCCCGCAACATCAAAACGTATACCAGGCTGATAAACAACCTGATTTAAAGGTGAGTTCGTCGTGAAGGTTCTTTGACCCGCCCCATAACGAGTATTGGTCAGCAAGTCCAGTACAACACAGGCCGGATTACGGGAATACTGATATTTGATACTGAGATTACGCTTAACTACTGGTACTTTTCTACCCCTGATCTTTGCTGTTATCGCTGGCAGGCTGGTAGTTGCTCCAGCAGGAAAACTACACGCCAGCATAGATGTAAATGGGTATATAAGTTTTTCATTCCATAAAACCTCCATTGAGAGCCAGGTAATATCACCCTTAACCCAGGTGAATTGTGTAGTGCTGTTTCCGCCTTTTTTGACTTTCGGGCCTCTAGCCTCCCCTCGATCGGTTCTCTCAATTTTTACTGATATGGGGTGCTGAAGACCTGTAATAGGAATTTCGTGAACATATACTTGATTTGAAAGTATCTCGTTCACCACTACTTCTTTTAAGTCATCAGGATCTGGAGTACTTTCATCCAAAACCATCTTGGTTGGATATTCTTGTTGGTAAAATTGCACGCCATTAGCAAAAGCTGTGACAACATATCTGAGTGGATTATTTGCACCTCCACTGTCGTCCGTTTCTGTGTATTCTCTAAAGCTTGACTTTGTTTGGCCGTTGCTTACTACACTTCTGGTCTTTGTTTGATAGAACGCCCCCTCTAACACACGAACTCTGATCTTGTCAGCATATGGATTATTAATCGATCTGATTTCTGTTGTATTAGGTGATACCTGCTCGCTGAGACGATCTTCATAACTGCCACCAGCCTGAGGAAACGTAGCTCCAATACGGAGGTGAAAACCTTGATTTTTAAGCAGATCTAAAGCCGATGATGTTGTTTGTGTGCCATCGGTAAATTGAATGTCCTTTACTCCCGCTGCCGAAGCCTTTAATCCATTGAAGAACAAATTTTCTTCCTGCGAACCTGCAAATCCATCAATCTCGCCTTCAGAGACAGCAGCCATCCAAAAGCCCTCGGGTTCTTCAAAATCTTTGCCGTCTTGGATGTATGAACTGACGACGGGCATTCTGGTGACAAGCGTCTCTCCATACACCACAGGCACCGGGGTTCCATCGGCTGCTGTGGCTGATGCAGCATTTGAAATTGCATCATCCGCTGGACGACCCTCTTCTTTCGATGATGGTTCTGGCACTCCTGGGGCAAATAGTCCCGCTACGCCCGTGAACACCAACGAGAGACCTAGTCCCACCATTGCGGATTTGATGCCTCCTGACAACGTGGCGGCTCCTCCCCATGTGATCAAGCCGCCAAAAGCCGTTAACGCCAAGGCAACAATGATGACGCCGATTAAAATCTTGCCAAAATTAGATCCAAAAAATGAACCTGTAATTACCGGAACTAGGGAAAACTCTGTGGTTCCAAACGCCAGGTCTTCATATCCAACACTGGTATTGCGACTAATAATCTGAAAATATATTCCGAACTCATGAGCAGAACTAAGGAAAGATCTGAAGCCAGGCAGGAGCTGACACAACGCTCTGAGCGCTTCGTTGGGAGTGCGGACGTTGAGTTCATGCTCGTAGCCAAAGCGCTTGCCAGCGACACCTTCTAGCCGTATCTTCATCATCTGTTTAAAACCTTTTCAAACGTTTCGATTTGACCGGCAGGACTAAGGATCTCAAGTCGGTCTGCTTCGACAACATATAAATAAGAGGTCAATTCCATATTGGCGGAAACAACCATGTCGTGCTCACTGAAGCTGTGGTCACCAACAGGATGAGAATGGAAAATAACATCCGTACTGTATTTTAAATAATCTTGAGCTGAAATTAAAAAACCTCCCTCAGGTTCGTCAGCCTGATTGGCTACCTGTACAGCTTTCCCATCCACAACAAACCCGCAGGCTTCTTCTGGAAATGCTTTGCGTGATATCTGAGCAATACGACGATGTAAAAGCTTGGCCATCTTGCTACTAGTCTGTGGTGGCAGGAAATCCGCCGAAGCGCAGCTCAGTACCGAATCGTTCCCTACACGCCTCCAGAGTTTTGGGGCATGCATCAGGTGAACTGACTGCAGATCCAGTGAAATTACACTCAGGCCCTCGATACTCAAACGGACAGAAATTGCTATACATCCTGCGCTTGGGCAGATTTAATCCCTCAAGGTCAAATACAGAATTAAGTTCGTACACAACACCTAATTTTGTTTCCTCGACTTTGCGGGAAAACCACCAAGTATCAGGCGTGAAATGTGCGTTTGCATCATAAGATGCTTGAACCACACCATCGATTGATTTCAGATATTTTGCATACGTCCTTATACGAGTGACAGAGAAACCAATCAAATCTTCAAAATCAAAGTTATACAGCGACATTTGGCCGTCCACATTCGCAATCTGCAGCTTTGGTTGTGGCAATGAATTGCTACCACTTAGTTCAAAACCCGATGCCGCAATTGGTAGCGGTTGATAAGTCCGTATAGTTCCATCTTTGTCTACATATTCGACAGCATTTCCACCTGATTGCTCGGGTGATACCAGAAACAAATCATTAGTCCACGAAGACGCAAATGTTGAGCTATTCCCAGATATATGGAACAGAATAATTGGGGAGTCTTGAGTTAACTTGCGACTTTCCTTAATAATGCTTTGATTAGGCATAAGCGTGCGCCTCGATCAGCGTAAAGCTGAATTCCATCGCACCACTGGCAGGCATAATCCGACGCTCATATGTCGAATCCTTTAAGCGATACCGACGTTGTTCAGTTGAAAAAGGCGTCAGTGTTGTCAAGAAATAATCACCCTTGCAGACTTTGTCGAGCCTGTTTTGGAATTGTGTTTGACCACCTCCAGCGCTGATTGGTCCTGTTGTGACTGCATATTCAGTCATGCGTGAATTAATTCCGTCCGCAGCAATAACCTCATACCCGTCGCCGTAACCGTATTTACGGATTCTGTGTGAAGTGACTTCTCGGATATCTAGACGAAGATCCAGAGTTAAATTAACGTCGGCCACTGTAAAGAAGTCCTCCAACTCTGCGCTCATCCATGATCACACGCTTAACAGCGGAATCGATGGCTTTACCTAGTTTATTGGCATTATCGCCAGATGTTTGAGTATCTGTTTCGCCGCCTTGGTCAACATTAACAGTGATATTTGTTTGAATATTTCCGGCACCCCCGCTCTTGCCCATATCGACTGGAATAGATCGGCCGTTAGGAAGGGGAACAACAGCCTCGTTCATACCCCCTTCGCCAATCAAGGCGTTGGTTGGGCCGGTGACTATGCCTCCCTTGGCGAACCCCGTAGGCNGTGTTGGTGGGGTCATAATAACTGGGTCTATATATTTCTGAATACCATCGATATTTAATTCGTTTGTAGGTGCAGGACTACCACCGCCACCAAACAATCCAATCGCTGATTTAAGCAGCTTAATAATAATCATCTTGGCGATCATTTGTGAGGCCATCTTGAGGAAGGCTTCTCCAACAGATTTAAAGAAATTGTGGAATGCCTGTGTCGCAGTCATCGTGCCATTGACTAGACCCATAACCGCACTTGAAATGCTTTGCTCAATGGTTCCGGCAATTTCTGCCATACGACCTTGTACATCTGACATGTAGTCCTGAGCGCTGCTGATGTATTCCTGTAGAGCACTGCTATTTTGTCTCTGAGCTTCAGTTAAACCATCGACCGCTGCTTTTGCTGCATCGTTTGCTTCGGCGATACCTCGGATTCTTTCTGCCGCTTCTGCATCAAGAAGATTTCCAGCAGCCTTTTCCTCATTGATTGCAGATATTTTTTCTAATGCAAGCTGATCAAGTTGAACTTTTTGCATCTCAGCTTCCAACGCGGGGCCGCTGAAGCCTTCCATTACAAGACGATTCTTTTGACGCAATAGGTCAATCTGTTGCGTCAGATTCGCCGTGGTGTCTCTGAATGGTTGTGTAGACGCCAACGTGCTTTGAAGCACATTCGCTCCCTGTAAGTTGGGCAGATTCTGATTAAAGGCATCAGCACGCCCCTGAGCACCCATTAACTTCGCTTGTGCGATGTCAACACCACCTTGAGCTTTAATGGCGTCTGCACCACCACTGGATGCGTCTAGGCGGGCTTGCGCCGCAGCTAGCTCAGACTCTGCTCGCTCAACATCAGCAAGGAACTTCTTGGCTCTGACATCCAGAGCCTCGTTTTGCATCAAGTATGTATTTAAGATTCCAATCTGAGCTGCTTTTTCTCCAGTAAATGACTGCTGGACAAGCGACATCCTGTGCTTGTTGTTCTCACTGAGCAGCTTCAGTTCTAGATCCGCAAGCTTGCGTACTTCTGCAGCTTGGACCTTGGCCAAGGCTCGGGCGGCATTCGCTGCAGCATTAGCACCTGAACCAGCCCCACTACCTGCACGGTTAGCCAACATATCCGCAGTAGTGAGCAGGCTCCCTTCCTTCATTCCGGCCTGGCCCTTGCCAATGCTGGCGTTGAAACGCTTCTGTAAATCAGCCGCTTTTGTTGTTGCTGCATCCAGGCGTGCCTGGGCATCTTTTCTGTTAAGGATGACTCTGCCGCCTGGTGCTCGACCAAGGTCTCTAGTTTCGCTGTCACCGAAAGCTTCGAGTGCCGCCTGCGCGGCTGTACGCTCCATGATGGCTCTGTTTAATTTATTGTCTAAACCAACGTTGTAGAACCTGAGTAATGCCAGTGTTGCAATATTAATAACTTTGGCAATCTCTGTAAATGCATTCTGAAATTCAGCGCCAACAGGGGCAAGTAACTTACCCACATTCAGCATCAACTCATTCATAGCCTTATCAAGCCTTGCCCCGGCTTCTTCAGGCCCCTGAGATATCTTTAATGCGCTATCTCCAAACTCCTCGAAAAGCTCTTTGGAGAACTTGACAAAGTCATCAACAGATACAGTTCCTTGCTCAAGAGCTTTATCAAGTTCAGCCGTGGTTTTACCCATCGACGAGGCAAAGAGTGAAACTGCGCCAGGCAAACGTTCACCAATTTGCCCCCTTAATTCTTCAGCAGTAACCTTACCTTTGGAGAAAACTTGTTGAGTAGCAAGTAAAATTCCGTTTAATTGTTCATTACTACCACCCAACGCTTTGTTAGCAACAACCATCCCCTGGAAGACGGCTTTTGCATCCTCTGTAGAAACACCTGCGGCCCTGGTTGATGCAGCTAGACGAGTAAAGTTCTCTGTTGCGGACTGAAGAGGGACATTGAATTTATCAACAGTGTCCTTGATGATTTCCAGACCCTGAGATGTGTCATCACCTAAGACACCAACCAGTGCTTTTTGGAACTTGCTCTGTTTCGTGGCTGCAATCGCAGCCGCATTGCCATACGCAACAGTCGCAGCCGTAAGAGCAGCCACACCGGCCACAGCACCAGCCACGGCAAGTCCACCCGCAGCCGCAGCCATTCCACCGGCAGCAGCGCTTCCTAGGCCAGTAGAGGCAAACCGGCCAGCAACTCCCTTACCGAAAGATGCACGGCGACCTGCATTGCCCCCGAAGCCTCTTCGAGCCTGTGCAGGACCAATAGGGCCGCTGTATTGAGTAGCTCCCCTCCGTTGCTCAAGGTTGTATTTGACTAGCTCTCGACGACCTTTTGCATACTCTTCTCTAACAGTGGCAACCTGGGCTTTTAGCCTCTTTAGGCTCTCGACATGCTCTTTGTTGAAAGTTCGTGCTGTGCCACCAAAGTTTTTAGCTCCGGCTTGGGCTTGTGCGTACTTTCTCTTTAAGTCTAAAAGTTCTTTACCCAGAGAAACATTCGCCTTCTTCTGGGACTTAATATCTTTTTCAATGCGCTGCGTGGCCTTGTCAGATGCCTTCGCAAAATCAGCAAGATTTTTCAGCGCACGGCTGTTCTCGACATCCAGAGTATATGTATACCTACCGTTAGCCACAAAGTTCTAGCGCCGTAATTTAAGTTTATCGGTTATGTGGTAATAACTTTATTTAATGCCGCAATCACAGATATAGGCAGCTTGCGTTGAGCAATAAGCTTCTTCAGAACCTCTTTTGACTCTAAGAGATGTTGGTTGGCTTCTTCGTTTAATGGGAATGGCAGAAGCTGATCAATTGGTGTCTCAGAGCCCTTGTCGCCTCCGAAACTCTTGGCGATTGAAATAACAATTCCAGCAAGCCGAGCTGTTGAGATTGAATGGATATTCGCTACCCTCTTATCCCTGTCACCGGCCAGGCGAATAATCTCATACACCACCTTCAATGGCAGGCGTAGAAAACCCTCCATAGAAAAATCGCGTCCCGCTGGGGCAGCGCGGAACTCTGTGTATGCCATCAATAAATCGATCTCCGAGGTGGCCAGATATTCACGCAAAAATAAAATGCGCTGACTGATCACCTCGTTGGTTAGTTTCCCTCAGAAGCCTCGGGCTCTTCGTCCTCTGTCGGCCAGCCATTACGTTCCCACTCGACAAATTCATAGATCTCGTCAAGTAGGCGGCTAGGCATCTCGCGAGTGTCCTCTAACTCCCAATCCGTTAGCTGAATCCACTTGCTCTTTTCTTTTAGTTCAGCGCGATACCGCATGAACAACGACACCGTCAGAATCTTTTGCTCACTGACTGACTGACCCTGGGTTTGTATCTCTGCTAGCTCGTCGACATAGTCGTACAGCAGCTCCTGGTTCTCGTTTACGTCACTGAGGGCATCCAGGGCCTCTTGAATAGGAATCTCCTTTCGCTCGGCAACGTTCTTGGCAATCTTGAGTAGCGCGTAGGTGTTCTTGGCCTGCTTTCGCGCTAAGTCTTCGATTCCTTCAATTTCGCCTGCAACTAAGTCCTTATAGATAGGGAAGCGAAATGGTTTGATGTCGTAATACTCTTTTTGGCCGAAAAAGATTTTTGAA